GAAGAGCACCTCAGTTCTCAAAGAGGTAGCGATTGGCAATATTTTAAAAACACTTCAAACCTCGGTATACCAATGTATGCCGAGGTTTTTCAATAATTGTACGGATTTTAAAAGTTTGTATAAGTTTATATAAGATTGCCATATTTTATATGAAATAGTAACACGCTAGAAACGCATTAGTAACAAAAATTTATAGCAAAAAATCTGTTATACGTATAACAGGTCTCTGAAAATGAAACTTATAAATTTGTCTTATGACTCTTATTTATAGTTAGCCTCATTTCACTTAATTTATTCACATGTATAATTCTGGTCCCAGTAGCGTCATTTATATATCCATCTTTTAGCCTGACAAAATAACCATCATCCTTAGAGTAGCTTGCAGCTTCTATCATAGGCCTATACTTATTAGGAATTTGCCACTTATCTAAAAGCTCTTTGTCAACTGTTCCATGGCCATTATTAGAGAATAGGACGGACTTTCCACCTTGTAGGTCATTTACTATAAGCGATTTGATATATTCGTTAGCTGATATATTTAAATCGCCACAGAGGGCCATTAAATCGTTTTTTAGGCCTTTAGGCAAAAGCAACCCTAGTCTATCATACTTATCTTTAATATATCTATTTATATACTGATTTCTATCCATAAAATCACCTAAATTCTGTTTATAGCTTCAAGCTTAACATCCATATCAATTTTAGTATAAACAATCTCAGTAACATCCTTCCCACTATGTCCCACGATCTGCTTAATAATTCTATCATCTACACCAGCCTGCGTAAGACTTGATATAGTAGTATATCTAGCAGAGTGAGGGGTATGCTTTATGTCCAAGCTTGACATCAAGGCTTTCCAGTGAGTCCTATAAAACCTATCATAAGTCATATTTTCACCTTCAGAAGTAGAAATCAAATATTCTCCATCTCTACCCATCCAATATTCAAAAAAAGGCATCACTTTGTCAGCAATAGGCACTTCCCTGATTCCAGCCATAGTTTTTGACTTAGATATGAAAAACCACTTCTCATCAAGGTGAACATCTGACTTTTTAACCTCAAGCAACTCCCCGATTCTTACACCTGAATACAACAACATCAAAACCACACTATAGTAAATATCATCATCTTTGGCAGACCATACCTTCTTTATCTGAGCATTAGAAAATTTGGTCCTGGTATAAGAGTTGGGGTTTCCAGGCTTAGATATATCTAAATACCTAACTTTTTCCCTTTTCTCAACGGGAACTATATCATGAATTACAGCATAGTCATACATAAGCCCGAGCATGATTTTTATCTTTTTAAGGGTTGGGGTATTCTTTCCCGATTTATCTATAAGGTTTTGCAGCTGATCAAGACGAATTTCAGAAAAGATCATATCTTTTATAGGCTCGCAAGTTCTATATGCAGCTTTATATCCTGTTATATTTGAGTTTGATATTTTTTCAAAGTGGATATTAGACCATTTGTTATAAATCTCTTCAAAAGTAAGGGTCTTTGCCGATATATCATAAGGCGATTCATTGTAGTGGGCCAGTGCCATGATGGCTTCTTTTTGTGTTCTATAGTATCCTATAAATTTGTAAATAGGATTAGACTTGCCTTTTTCCGCATCAAAATCCCATCCAGTAGTGATACGAACTGCCCAGGGATTTCTTCTGTTTCCTGATAGTTTATACACACTACCATAGCCATTAGGGTTCCTCATATAAATCAACTCCATTCTCTAAATCTTCTTTATCTATAATCACTAAATTAGGCAATCTATATAGGTCTAAAAGCAATCTTTCATTAAGCTGCCAATATTGCCCCATATGCCTAAGTGAATATAAATAGTCATATAGCATCCTGTCTGTAGCACCCAGGTAGTCTGTAAGCTCTTCTACACTGGTAGATATCAAGATATATTTCTTTAAATCCTGCTCATCAATAAAATATTTAGCCCCCCATAGAGTGGCCTTTTGTTCGCTTTTTGATATTGCTAGTTTTGAAGCATAAGTATTTGGGCAGACAAATGTATCTCCAACACTAGTGGCGAAATGCCCACATTCTTCAGCCAGTATTTCAGCCTGTTCTTTCAAGTTTCTATTATGAAATTCAGGACTAAGGAGTATTAAATTCTTGTTATTGATATTACAGTAAAGAGCTGCCTTTCTAAATTTACTAAGCTCTGGGCAATCATCAATTAAAATCTCTTGTTCTTCTATATACTTACAAATTTTTTCTATCATCAATATCTCCCTTATAAAACATACGTTCGTTTTTTAGGTGTAAAAATAGGCAGAATACTGGCATATCCTGCCTATAAACTACTTAAATTTACATTTCCAACATGTCATAAAATACGTTTTCTGATATTATTTCTATATTTTGACCACTTTCTTTTAATTTCTCTGCTTTAAGCTGCTTTGTGCTTTTACCATCAGGATCTTTAATCAAAGGGCAATAATCATTGTTTCCAAGAACTAAAAAATTAGTTTTCTTTGTAACACTCTTTCCATTTTCTCCCCCAAAATCTACAACGAGCTGCATAGCTTGCTTTCTATTCATTTTCTCTAAGGTGCCAGTAAACACGCAAACTTGTCCATATAGTGGATGAGTAATATCAAATTCTGTTTTATCCGTAGTAATATCTTTACAGTCTAGGGGTTTCCTTTTATTTATCGCCTTCTTGTAAAATTCGTCTGCAGCATTTCCATCATTTCCAATTACATTTTTAATATGTTGATAAACATTATGAGTAATCTTACAATCAGCAATAGCTCTGTGAGAACCAGTAGAATCTATATCCAATTCTTGCGCTACTGTTTTAAGCTTGTAATCAGGAAGATCCGATAAAAATCTTTTACTAAATCTCATAACATCTATTAAATCATTTTTTATAGGGGAAATATTTCTAGTAAGAGCTTCGTCATATAAAAAATTTATGTCAAAATGCACATTATAGCCAAGTATAATAGAATCTCCTGCAAATTGCATAAAATCTTTAATCACATTTATAGGATGTTCAGCATTATCCAACATTTCTGGGGTGATACCAGTAAGTTTTTGTATAAAACCAGACAGCATAGATATATCATCTGGTCTACAAAATCTTTGGAATTCTTCTATTATTACATTATCAACAACTTTAATTGCACCAATTTCCAAAATATCATCAACCAATGGATCTAATCCAGTAGTTTCTAAATCCAATATAATATAGTCATCAGGGAACATAAAAAGGCTATTTCCCTTCATAGGTCTAACCCTATATCCATTTTCATCTAAAATGAAAAAATCTTCTTTCCTTAATTCCATTGATTTAGTATTAGATTCAAAGTTAACCAAACTCATAATACCCCTCCATTTACTTACCATATTTCATTTTTAAAAATTCTTTAAAATTTTCCAACTCTGCCTTTGCTTCATCACTCATATCTTCATCAGTATGTGCTGCAAAAGTTTCTGGGTGATTTCTTATATTTGTTCGACCCAGAAGATAGTCTGTGGATACACCAAAGAAGTCTGCAAAAATAACAAGTTCATCATCTCTTACTGAACGCTCATTAAGTTCAATACGTGATAAGATTCTATTATTTAAATTAAGTTTTTCAGATAGTTCTAATTGAGATAATCCAAGCTCTTCACGTAATTTTCTTATTTTGTATCCGACATTCATAATAATCACTCTCCTAGGGTCATTATATCACTTCTCCAAAACAGGGAAAATATAATTCCATAAAATATAGAAAAAATACTTGATTTCCACAAAAAAAGGAATTATAATAAAAATAGGAGGTGATGATATGCAGAGTATAAATCTAAACTTTATAAAAACAAGGAGAAAAGAACTAGGCTTAACACTACAGCAAATGTCTGACTCACTCGGTTTCAAAAAGGCAACCACATATTCCAACTATGAAAATGGAGATAGAATTATGAAAGCTAATATGCTGCCTACTTTGGCACAGATTTTACAATGCGATATAATGGATTTTTTTTACTAAGCAATTCCATGTTTTATGGAAATTATAGCATTCCTAAAAATAAAGATGAAGTGCAGAAAATGAACCAGTAGAAAAGAAAGGATGAATAATATGAACAAAGAGATGGAAATTGAATGGATGAAAGATGATTATAAGGCTGAAAGAATATTAGGGCAACGAAAACCTAATATATATCCTTATGTAGAAAAAGTAAAAGAATTGAGCGAAACAGGATTTAATATGTTACTTGCAAGTGAGAGGGATTGGTACATACTTCGAGTGTATACCCTACATACAAACTATAGACCAATAACTATGTATATAGTAGGGTATGCACCAAAGTTTACAAAAATAATCAATGATTTAAAAGAAGATTAGAGGCGTTCCCAACCATCGACATTATTTTTTGGGGGATTTAAAAAATCAGTGACTTCAGATATATCAATAAACGCTGAGTTTCCAAGGATATATTTAGTCTTGGATATCGGCATTTCAGAATCACCATTTTGATACAGATTCACTGCAAGTAAACTCCACCCATTTTTTAATAACGCATTACAGTCCCTTAAGTTAAATGTTTCATAGACTGTTTTGACATCTTGCAATTCCATTGGCTTAGTCTCCTTTCTATAGACTTGGCTAGTGCCTGTAAGATTATTATAACAATAAGGAGTAGAAATGGAAAATATTTACAAAAAATATAGGAAGCTAGCAGGCCTTACTCAAGAAAAGGCCGCAGAACACTTAAATATTAGTATCGACACCATCAAGAGATATGAAAATGGTACATATATCCCACCAAATGATATAGCAAGAAGGATGTGCTTATTATATGGGGATATGAAGCTTGCATATGAGCATTTGGAAAATAGCCAGGTAGGTGCAATGGTCCTTCCATCATTAAAAGATAAGGACTTGTGCTGCTCAACACTAGGGTTCTTAAGTAGTTTACAAAACATAGATAAGAAGAAGGATGAACTTATTAGCATAGCATCAGATGGCATAATTTCAGACCATGAATTGAAATCGTGGGAAGATGCAGAAAAGCTAATCAGCAATTTAATAAAAAATTCATTTGAATTATTGTATCGGAGGGGAAAATAATGACAAAGATTAAAGTATCAGAAGCTGCTAAAATGCTTGGTGTTACAGACCAATTTGTTAGAGTTGGACTTCAACGAGGGGCATTTGAATTTGGGACAGCCTTCAAGAAAAATGACAGAAGTAGGACATATAGCTATGTTATTTATCCTGAAAAGCTTAAAAAGGCTGTTGGTGAAGATAGATATAAGGAGGTTATGGGGGAATGCTAATAAAAGAAATTGATAATTTTATAATGGCTGTAGGATATGCCATTTTGATAGGTGTTGAGTATGTAAAAATAGCTTGGACTAAATGGCAGAATATATAAAACAAGGAGGTAGTTGTGAGAGTTTACAGTAGAAAGGTAAGGGATTATGTCCCTACTGCAAAAAAGATAAAAGTTCATAAGGGGTCTTTCAGAGGTCAATCGTCATACGACTTACTGAGTGTTATGGATCTAGTACACTGGATTAACTGGATGAGCAATCCAGCTAATGAATTTAACTGCGAATCCTGTAGGGAAAATATAGGGTCAAAAAGAAGATTCCCTTGCGGTCATCAAAATTGCTGGGTTTCACTTCATAGGAAAGATTTAGTAAAAGGAAGGTGATTATATTGTTAATTAAGCAAGAGATTCAGGCAATTCAGGATCCTGACTATAAGTTTACTGTAGAGCATACACCTGCAGGATGGTTGATTATTTGTTATAAAAAAGATGAAATGACAGGCTTTTTCAAATGTATAGGAAAAGTAATGAATATATCAAGAAATTCAACAGGCTTTAAATCTTTAAAGAAATTTAAAGGTATTAGTAAAGAAGTGAAAATCAAATTACTGCAAATAGCATGTAATTATATGGATGAAGGGGTGTCAGCATGATTTTTGCATACAAAATCAAAAAAAATAGGACCCGCAAAAGTCACGCGAATCCAAAAAATAATTGTTGTAAATATTGTAATACAAAAGTCAAAGATAGTCAAGGGGAGGTGATTTCATGGCTGGATGGATAAAGGTTCATAGAAAAATTTTAAATTCTGAATTTTATAGAGGACTTACAGGCAGACAAAGAGATGTAATAATCACCTTACTACTCATGGTGAATCATGAGCCTAAGGAATGGTTTTATAAAGGAGTAAAATATAAAACCGAGCCAGGACAATGTATTACATCACTTCAAAAAATTGCAGATCGTTGTGGAAAAGACTGTACTCGTGAAGTTGTGCGTGCAACCATAAAACACGCAGAAAACGCACATTTTCTAACACACACAACACACGCAACACACACAGTTATAAGTATTGAGAATTGGGAGAAGTATCAAGACACTAACACAGAAAACACACAAAGTGCACGCAACATAGACACAAAAAGCACCTGTGTTTTAAACACTAACAAGAATATAAGAAATAAAGAATACAAGAAGTATAGTCCTGACTCTGATGAGTTCAGGCTCTCTAATCTTCTTTATGGGCTCATAAAAAAGAATAACCCTCAGTTTAAACAACCTAACCTGGACAACTGGTGTGGACATGTGGATAAAATGCTTAGAATTGATAAAAGGTCCGTTGATGATATTGAAGCAGTAATAAGATGGTGTCAGCAGGATAATTTTTGGCATAAAAATATACTATCAACAGATAAGCTGAGGAAACAGTTTGATAAGCTTTACATGAATATACCGAAAGACAAGAAGGTTATTCCATTCAAGAAAGATGGTGACAAAGATGACTGGGGATATATGTAATATTAATGCAGAAATGGCATTTTTAGGGTCGATAATCACTGATGGAAAATTAATAGTAAGGGCTATAGAAGATGGCATAAAGCCTGGAGACTTAACTGGCAAGGGTTTTGACATAATATATCAGTGCATGTTGTCAATTCATAATTCCAAGAAACCAATAGAAATGGTCAGTCTGGTTGCTGAATTAAAAGCTATGGGAATACAGGCCCCAGTAAGTCTTTTAACAGATATGGCATCCATGGGAATAACGCCCAACTTTAAGTATTACATGGATGAAATAAAAGACAACTCATTCAAAAGAAAAGTTAAAGACCATGTCTTTGATTTAGTAAATAGCCTTGAAAGTAAGACTCCCTCAGAAATTAAAAGCCATATAGAAGATTTGGCTAATAAACTTGATTACGGGAGTGTCGAACAATTATTTGTTGATGCAAGTGAAATCAAAAGAACAGATTTAAATTCAGGGCTTGAAACTGGATTTAAAGACCTGGATGCACTTTTAGGGGGGCTTGTCTATGGAAGCCTAACTATCTTAACCGGGGAGCCAAGTTCCGGGAAGTCAACATTGCTTAATCAGATCGTAGCTCAAAATATAATGAATGGGCATAGATGTATGTTGTATTCAGGAGAATTGACAGACTTCAATATCCTGCAATGGTTCATGAGAACAGCTGCTAACCCAAGTGACCTACAAGAATTTAAGGGGAAAATCAACACATATTATGACGTTACATCTCATGGTGAACATTCAATAAGAGAGTGGATTAAGAATAAATTATTTATTTATTCAGAAGAATCTATATCAAGTGTTGATAACATATCGGCCAGTATAGAGTACTTGGCCAGAACAAAGGATGTTAAATTATTTGTTTTAGATAATATGATGACAATTGATAATTCAGGTCTTGAAGAGTTAGACAAGCAGAAAAGACTAGCTAAGAAGCTTAAGTCTCTGGCCAGAAAATATAAGATATGCATCATTTTAGTTGCACATCCCAAGAAAAAAGGAGATAAAGACAGATATCACATGCATGATGTATCTGGGGCCAGTGAAGTGGTTAATCTTGCAGACTATGAGTTGATATTAACTAGGAGCATTAAGGTTGATAGCAAGACTAATGATGTGTCTGATATTACCAAGATTGGGATTCTTAAGAATAGAACAACAGGTAAACAGGGCATTAGTCGAAGATTAAACTTTGATGATATGCGAAAAAGATTCTGGATAGATGATAGGGATAAAATAAAAGATTATGGCTATGACAAAGTTGACCAGGTTAGCTTTGTAGAGCTTGATGATGTGGCCAATGATGTGCCATTTTAGGGGGAGATGAGATATATGGATGTTGTTGAAGAATATTTGAAGAACCTGAAAAGGTTTGATGATGCAGAAAAGTATTTCGAATCACTAAGTGAGGAACAGCTTAAGGATATAGAGTCTACAAAAGAATATGCTGCGTTTCTAAGAATCTGGAAAAACCTTGAAAGATTATATCCGCTTGCAAAGGCAGCAGGATGTACTAGGGTGAAGTACTACGAAAGTTAGGTGATCATATGTGAAGGCTCCATGCTATAAGTGTGAACAGCGTCATGTAAATTGTCATGACAATTGCTTGAAATATAAAGAGTATAGAAAAGAAAGGGAAGATGTTTATAAAAAGGCTAAGGAAAGTGTTGATTTAAGAGGATATTTTCAAGATGAACTTAATAAGAATGTTTTTGGAAGGGGAAAGAAAAAATGATGGAATGGTTCTATAAGCACAGGTGTAAAATTCATGCCTTGGCACTAATTTGTAATTTTGGGTTAGGTATGTTTGTAGGATATAGGATTGTTGAGCATGAAGCTAAGACCTACATAGGGACAGTCATCAAAAAAGACTACCAACCAAGTGAGATAAAATACGAAAGAAGAGAAGAGTGGAGTGATGGGAAATTAAAAGTTGTCAAGGTGCCTGAAAGGGCAGAAGAACAGTATTCATTTTTACTAAAGGATGTTTTTGGAAGCCAAACAACAGTTTTTGTTACAAAAGAAGAGTACAAACAATTTGAAATCGGTGATAAATACAGGAGGTAGGACATATGAATGTGGTTATTAGATATAAAGGAACTATATTGTTTAGCCCAGATGCTATTTATTGTGAAGGAGTAATGATTAAAGCAAAAAAGGGATTAGATCACTATATATTGTGTGAATATAAAGATTCTCAATCTGCAGAAAGATTTATTTCTGAAATATGGCCTGAGTTGAAAGAAGGTAAAGATGAAGTATTTATAACTATTAAATAAAAAAAGAGGAGATATGAAAATGTATAAAGTACCACTTGAAATGCCTAAATACTGTAACAAATGCCCTTTTGGGATTTGCTCCTACAGTCTGCCACTAACAAGAGAGATATGGAGAGATAAGGAGTTTTCTAGCGTAGACGGAAAAGAATGCGAATCTGGGACATATGGATATGTCTGCAACATCCAATTCGGCATACTAGGAATTTATGAGGATGTTATAAGAGGAAAGATAGGCGAGAATATAAAGAAGCCAAGCTGGTGTAGTTTAGAGAGGGAAGATTAATGACATGTTTTTACAATAATTCAAATGATTTTGAGGGGGGCGAAAATGACATGGTCAACAGCCCTGCACATTACAAGCTAGATGGCCTAGATATTGAGTCTAAGGATGTCCTTAAATCAGTGTTAGGCACCAAAGGCTATGTTCACTGGGCTTGCGGGAATGCCATGAAATATATTTTTAGGTGGGAAAAGAAGAATGGCTTAGAAGATTTAAAGAAAGCTAGGAAGAATCTTGATTTTGCAATCGAGACTTTGGAAAGTACGGGTAAATAATGAGAGGAGATAATGGGTGGAGTTAAAAGAATTAACAGGAAAAATACTAGAATTATTTAACACACAGGCCGAGGGATTGTCTGAATCAATTTTTGATGTGGTTATAAATAATAAGACCGATTATATGGATAAATACCTAGATATAGTATCAGGAAATGTCGAAGAAGATTTGCTTCAAAAAATTTGGCAATACTATTTAGCTGATAGAGAGGGAAAGAAGCAAGATTATACACCTAAGTGTTTAGCAGAATTGGTTGGCAAATTGAGTGAAACAGATAATGAAGATGTGGTGCTAGATTTATGTGCAGGTAGTGGTGCTTTAACCATCCAAAAATGGAATAGTAACAGAAAGCTTAAATTTATATGTATAGAAATTGATAACAATGTAATACCGTTACTGTTATTCAATTTAATGGTAAGAAATATTGATGCATATGTTGTTCGTAAAGATAGCCTGAATAATAGCTTTAACGAAGAAATATATCACGTGAGCAAAGGTGATAAATACGGGAAGTTAAATAAGGTAAACGCATGCCAATATAAGGCAGATACATGCATATGCAACCCACCATATAATTTAAAATGGGATGGATCACTATTTGGGGCAATGGACCCTAGATTTATACTTTATGGAGTACCACCTAAAAGTAACGCAAATTTTGCATTCATCCTAACAGCTCTTGATATGGTAAGTGAAAAAGCAAGCTTTATATTACCTAACAATGTATTGAGACCAACCAATAAGGATGAAGTTATTATTATAAAGAATTTAATAGATACGAATATAATTGAATCGGTGATACTTAATCCTGATAATATGTTTGAATCAACAAGTATACCCACATGTATGTTGACTCTCAACAAGAAAAAACAAACCACAAAAGTTGAGATGATAGATATGAGCGATACATATGTGGAGGAAATAAGAGAGCAACGAGGACAATTCGGGGGGAAAGCACATACCAATAGGGTGTATAAGAAAACAGTTAAATCATATAGCACAGAACAAATACAAGATATTCTTTCGTGGATAAAAGACTTAACAATAAATGAAAATGCCACACAGGTTGAAATTAACAATATTAAGTCTAGTGGATACGAATTAAGACCTAGGGTTTATATTCAATCTGAAGCAGAAGTAAGGCATAGAGAATATGAAGATATAGTCAATGATTTAAACCGTATTAGAGATGATAAAAACTCACTAAAGCTAAGTATAAATGAAAATTTAGCCAGAAGCC